CTGTTGGATAAAGAAATGTATTATAAGAATTAATACCAATTAAAGCGTTACTTGTAGGATTTTGTATTATTATTCTACCACCTGAAGACGTTGAACCATCTATTGTGATGTTAGCATTGTTTGGCATTACACTAACTAAACCATCATCTCTTACAGTGAATGAAGCACTAGCGTTACTATTTTCTATACGCAATGCATTTGTAGCACTTGTTGCTCCAGAACCTTTTACTAATAAAGAATTAGATGATGAGCCGGTTATTTGGGTATTGCCATTAACATGCAGTTTAGCATTTGGAGATGTTAAACCATCACCTATTACTAACCCAGTATCTGTTAAAAACATTCTTGTTACGGCTCCGGCTTGGAATCCTATAGCATTACTTGCACCTGAAAAACTAATTAAATTACCAAGACCACCAGCTGTGTTTCCTATACTAGATTCATTATTAGTAGACCTAATAAATATACTTCGTACACCCGCATAAAACTGAGCTACATCACCTACAGTTCCAGCTGGGTTTGATGCAAAAACACTTTGGCCAATAACATTAAAACTACCACTTACATTAAAACTTCCCGTGGCTGTATGAGTATCTGTTGATGCGTTTCCTAATTTAACACCTGTGTTTGTAACTTGGAGTTCAACATTTGATCCAGTCATGACTGTTAATGAACCCGTTATTATAACACTACCACTAACATCTAAATTAGCATTTGGTGAGGTTTTATTTATACCAACATTACTTAATATATTAAATGTTGAATAATTTACTCTTCCGGTCCATCCGGACTCACCTATATTAAATATACCGCCGCCTGGGTAACTACCGAAAAGAACACCTGCTAGGTCATATCGGTTATTATTCATATAAGCTGCTATTATGTAACTTGTTGTTAAATCATATGCATTTGATGCATTTGGTGTTATGTTAGTACCGATAGCAACTTTACCTACATCATTCACTATTAAACCACTACTACCGGCACTATTTTCTATACGTAATGCATTTGTAGCATTTGTTGTACCACTACCTTTTACTAATAATGAGTTTGAGGCTGAGCCTGTTATAGTTAAATTACCATTAAAATTACTTGAACCACTCACACCTAAACTACCAGTTACTGTATGGGCATCACCTATTATGTTGCCTAGTCTAACACCTGTATTTAGTACTTGAAGTTCGATATTTGAACCGGTGATAACTGTAAGTGAACCAGTTATAATTACATTTTGGTTTAATGGATTTACATATGATGCTGTTGGGGCGAATGATGAACTAATAGCATTTAAAACATAAGAGGCTGTAGTGGCAAATGAACTACTTAAAGCTTGAGTAGCGTATGAGGCTGTACCTAGTAAACTACCTGTTATATTAGGTATGTTAGTACTTCCTGTTACCTCAAAACTACCACTTACAATTGTTCTACCTATTAATGTTTGTGTATCATTAGTAGCATCACCAAGTTGATTTGAACCAGATGAATAAATTATTGAGGCTGATTCGTATGTTACATTTAAAAATGAAATTGAAGCAGTACCATTTAATGTTAAATTACCATTAAAAGTTAAATCTTGATTTAATGTATTTAAATATGATGCTGTTGAAGCAAATGAACTAGAAACTGCATTTAAGACATAAGATGCTGTGTTTGCAAATGAGGCTGTTGTTGCAGTAGCTGCATTTCCTGAAATGGAAGCACTTATAAATGATTTATTTTCCCATTTAAGAGCTGCATTATTGTATACTAATGCTTGCCCATCTGTAGGAGCTGATATATTAACATCAGATAAACCTGCTAATGTTGTTGTTACAGTAGAACCACCTCCACCAGATCCTCCTACTTGTCTAAATAAACCTGATGGGTAAATTGTAAAAGTAGCAGCATTAGTAAAAACACCAGTACCATTAATTACAATTGCTCCTAAATAAATAGCATTAGCTGCTGTGTCAGGGGCTTCAATAAAAGATTCAAAAGCAATATTAGCTAAAGCTTCTGATTCTGATCCATAATAAGCATTACCGTAATAAACAACTATTGCTTTTATTGGTGAACTTGGAAAATAGAACACTCTTTGAATAGTCCAATTTTGATTAGCTGGGGCGGGTACTGCTGTTAATACACCATTATTAGAATATCTAGTAGGGTCTATTGCGGCATATCCTGCTCCTGCATTTGTATCATATACCCAAGTAGACCCTGATTGGCGATATCTAAATATTTTAGATATATTAGTTCCTGTATCATTTACATAATAAGGTTCATTAGGATCATTAACATAATCAGCACCAGGAGAGTAAGCTGTACCACTTCCTACTACTAAACTACCTGTACTTGAACCACTAGGAGATAGTGTAAAACCAGAAAGTTTTAAAGGTCCAAATGCTCTATTAAATATATTTTGTGCTTGTATAAAACCATAGGCTGTTGATGGTTGTGTTTTAACAGCATTAATACTAGTTTGATTTTGAAATAATACATTACCAATATTAATTATTGTATTAAATTGACTATTAGTAAAAGGATCTGCTTGAGCAAAGATGTTATTTGTTGAATCTATACCAACAAAACATTGTTGGTGTGATGCTGTAAAAGCATTAATACTAGCTGATAAGTTAGACCATTCTAGATATTGTATTGTTGGATAAGGATCATCACTTAAAGAAGCATTTAAATCCACAATAATACCACTACCACTACTTACTTGATAAACAGTAGATGATTGGGATGTGATTACACCTCCATGTAATAAGCCAGTATATAAGGTACCTTCTATCCAACGTAAACGAGTTACATTATTGTATCCTTTACTATTTTGAGAAAAATATAAGTCTTGAGTAGATCCACTTACATAAATGTAAGAGGCTGATATGGTTGTATCTAAATTAGTTGATACAGGATTAAATCTTATATATCCATCATGAGTTACATTACCATAAACCTGAACTGTTGGAACTGTGGTTGAACCTGATATAATGATACTACCTGATAATGTAGTATTACCTAATAAATTATTACTACCTATTTGGGTAGTAGAACCTGATATGTTTAAGCTACCAGTTAATGAAGTATTTCCTATTAATGTATTTGAACCGGTTGTTACTAAAGAACCTGTTATTACAACACCATTTGATGATGTTAATGAATTTAAAATAGCATTAGAGCCACTTACTATGACTTTTTTCCAATTTGGCATATTATTATATAATTAAACCATGGTTAGATACACACACTTATGCCGTGCATGAGCCTACTTCCCTACATGGGCCAATGGTCTAGTATAAATATCAGAAATTACTTCTTAGGTGATGTTTTAGCTATAGTTTCAGATAATGCTAACATCTTTTTTTGTTCTTCTTCCTGAATCATTTTTTTGATTTCAGAGAGTTCATGTTCAATTTTTGATTGAAGTGATGCTAAAAATTTAGCGTCTTTACCCTGAATTGTCACTGTCTCTAAAGATTGACGAATAAAATTTAACTCATTGTGAGTTAAATCAATTGAAAATATATCCATAACTTATTATTTTGTTTGTTCTAAATATTGATTTTGTAGTTTAACTACCATAGTGTAAATAGCCTCTACGTCTTCTCCAAGGAAACTTGATCTCTTTATTAAAGTTAATAACACCTCTAACTCCTTAGAATTTAATTGATTTGGAGTTTGTTTAGTTTGTGTTAGTTTAACCTGAGTAGAGTTAACTCCTTCAATATGATTAGCTGTAAAACTCATAACTGATTTAAAAAATTTTATGAATAAATCCAAATATTTTCGTCTGTACCTATAAATATATTACCTCCTACTTGGTATCTTGCTGGTGCTGCTGTTGGTGATGTGCCTGCACCTATAACAGCTGCAGCTACAAAAGCATCAGGAGTAAAAGAACTATTAGCACCATTAAATGAACTAGTAAATGCCCATCTTGTAGTACCACTATCAAATGCAAATAACTCACCTACATTTTGAGTACCTTGTTGAACTACAATACCACCATCACCAGTTGTATTTGAACCAGAGGCTAATAATACAAATCTATCTGCTACTTCTAAGTTAGTAGTGTTTTGAAATGATGCTGTACCTTGTACTGTTAAATTATTTGTAATAACAGCATTACCTGTGACTGTTAATAAAGTACCATCAAATGTTAAATTAGATTCACCATTAATAGTACCACCACCAGTTGCTGTTATTATTCTATTATCAACATTATTAGTAATAGCATTTGTTAAATTATTAACAGATGAAGCATATGAAGCTGAAGTACTATTTAAAGCATATGATGCACTAGTAGCATTTAAGGCATATGATGCTGAGGTACTATTTAGAGCATATGATGCACTAGTAGCATTTAGAGCGTAGGATGAACTTAAACCTTGAGAAGCATATGATGCTGTACCTGATAAGTTTCCTAAAAATGATGAAGTAACTGATAATAATTCCGCATTACTACCTGATACTATGACTTTTTTCCATGTTGCCATTATATATTACTTTAATGTTTGTTATAAATATGTTTAATTTTCTAATCCTACATAAAAAGATGAAGAAGTAAAGTATATGCTTCCAGCTACTGTTGAACCTGTTAATGGAGCTGATTGAGTGGCAAAATATACTATACTTTCACTAACTTTAAATGTTGTTTGACCTGTATTATTTTTAATTAAGAATATGTTATTAGTAATAGTAGTAGTGTCTGAAGTTATAGATATTAATTCAGCACTAGCTGACTTAACTAAAAATAAATTACCAATGGGACTTACACTAGCAGTTACACTACCTGATGTTATTTCATTTCCTTTTACTGTTAAATTAGTTAAACCACTACCATCGCCAAAAAATGACCCACTAAATGAACCGGATAACGGATATTGTATTTGTTTACTGGTAATTAATGCCATTATGTGAATTTTCCTATTGCTACTACTTCGTCTGTTAAATTTAATGAATAACCTATAGATGATGTATTGAAAGTTGTCACTACATTTCCTCCACTTTCTAATAAAGATACAGCAGAAGAAGGAACGTATTGGCCGTTAATATAAAACACAAAGTTACTTACTGTTGTAGCTGGTAAACTTGATCCTGCTGGTGGTTGTAATATAGATGCACTAGTAAATGTAGCGATATTAGGAACTGTTACAGAACCTGCTATTTTAGTAATATTGGTATTAATATATTCTAAATCAGCATTACTTGCTCCTGTGCTTGTTACATTAGTTACATTAATTCCTCCTCCTATAAATGAAGTTGCACCTGTAGCATTTTTAGCTGCTGGTTTATTTGCAAATTTCATTTCATCTATATTTGTTGTTGTTCCTGCTCCGTCTATTACTTCTAAATTAAAAACCACTTGAGATGTTGTATAAAATTTACTACGAGCTACTGCTAAATCTTTATTTACTGTATCAGGAATGATATATCCATTTAAAACAAGATTAAAAGTAGAGCGAGCCGCTCTATCTTCTCCTTGTTCTAATAAAGTAGTTGTAGTAAATGAATCTATTCTGGCTTTGAATTTCCATCTGTTTGGATCACCCCAATATGAATCAGAAGCAAATTCAATTGCTTCTACTAACTTATTGTTTTGTTCAACATAATCTGTAAATACAACACATGAATATGTTAAAGTAACATAATCAGGTACAGCACTCATGTAATACTGTTCTGAGGGTATTCTATTATTTATAACAGAGAATCTATCATATGCATTTCTGATATTGTACTTTGTACCTATAACTTGATATAAATGAGCTCTATTGCCGTCTAATTTATTTCCTAATGTTCTATTTTTTTCAACATTTTCACGTTTGAACATTATAAGAGGAGCTAATCCTTTTCCGTTAGCATCACGATAGAAACCATCTGCTTGAACTGATTTCCAACGTTCTGGAGAGCCATAAATTACAGGAACTGTTATTTGTTGTCCGTTTTGTATTACAGATGGTTTTATAACACTTTCAAAATAATATAATACAGCATAATCTAAATCTTCTAGTCCTATACTTACGTCTTTAACAGTGTCTCCTTTAAACGAAATATCTTTACCTCTATTTTTAGAAAATACAGTATTACTAACAGGTTTTCCTTGATCTTTTAAATAAGGAATAACTTGTTCTTGACTAATTTCAGCTGCATTTTTAGGTATAGGTTTAAGAGATCTAGCCATTACTGTTGTTTTCTTTGTAATTCTAACATTTTATCTAATGCTAATATCATTTGGGCGGCTTTATATAAATAACTATTAGCGTCTTTAGCTACTTTAGCTATATCTTCATTAGTAGAATATTTAAATGCCTGTACTTCTCTTCTGTATTTTAAAACATTTCTTCGTATTTCATCAAATTTAGGAAGTGCTTCAAACTCTTGTGTATAAGCGCCGGTTTCAGGATCCATAGAAGTTTTTATACTTTTATATCCTCTTTCAAAAGCCTCATCACCTTTTTTAGGTTTAAAAGCAGCTACTTTTTCACCACTTTTCCCAGTTACAGGGATTTCAGCTTCATTTAATATATCTAATAATTTAATCATGTTAATAAATATTATAATCTTGTTTGAGTTATACCTAATATTTCTGGTCTCATATAATGGCATGTTACTATGATCGACCATGATGAACCAAAATTATCTGTGTTAGTTGAATAAGAATAGTTATAATCCTTACCTACAACTAACTGATTTTCGTTTACATTGTCTACTTCATAGTAATCGTTATTCCATAAAACAACATCTCCTATCTCAGGTACTATGTTATATGTAAAGCCTCTAGCATCTGGGCCAAGTTCGGTGCTTAAGTCAATACCTGCGAGATCATCGCGTAAAAAGCGGCAAGTAATATTACGATTTATATCAGGTCCAAAATCATCTGTTGTTGAGATAGTATCTCCGCGTTCAATTAAACAATTTAATAATACCGGGTCATTATATGTCTTTTTAGGAGCCTCACCATACATGTTAGGTAAAGAACGATCCAATACTATTTTATAATATCCTACCTTTTGCTCAATGATATCATTGAGTAATTCTCTATTTATATGTCTAAATAGACTTATATCCCTATTTGCTCCAAATAAACTCATTATAGGGTAGTTATTTTTTCTAAAGTTTTAAACCTAGGCATAAATTTTAATAATCCTGGAATTTTTTGGGTCGCTAAGGCTCTTCTTTTAATTTCTGCTATTGATTCTTTTGGATCTTTTCTCACAATATATTTCATATGCAGTAAAGCATATTCAGTTTGATCTGTAATTAAAGTATTTAGATAAGTATTTTGTTCTACTTTAACAACAACAACTCCATCTATACCTCTAATTTCATTATAGATATCTACTTTATTTGCTTGTCTTTCTACTTTAATCATTACTTCTATTTCATATATAGAAAGTACTTCAAGTAATAAATTTTGTAATTTTACCATAGCTTAAAATATATAAATTCCCATTGGTACATTGATTAATGCTTTTTGCATGTTTTCAGCTTCCAATGCTTGGTTTTCTAATTGAGTTTTACGAGAAGCATCACTTAATGTAGCTCTTAAAACTTCTAATAATTTTTCTTTTTCAGTTCTAGCATCAGCTAATAAATCAGCTTGATTTAAAGTAACTTCAGCTCCAGGAATAGGTACTGTACTGTATTTACCTCTAATGTAGGCTAACATTTCTTTACATATTGCTAAAGTGTACTGATATATCCATTGTTTACCTACAGCATTAATAAAACCAAATGTAGGATTAGTATAAGGGACATTTGAAACGTCTGTTATTCTACCAGAACCTAAACCACTACCACTAAGAGGGATTATACTATTTCTTTCATTTACTAATATATAATGAAAAAACATTTTTAGATCAGTAGTAGGAATAGGGAATATTCTTAATTTATTGTTTATTAAGTCAAATGAGTAAGCTGATTTTCTAATCTGATCATTTAATTCAATAGCTTGTATTTTTTGAACATCAAAATATATAGGCATTAACAAAAAGTTAATACCAGGTGAAAATTGACCAAATCCAAATGTTTCTAATAATGATTGAATACCAGTACCTGTACCAGCATATGGGTCAAAATAACGAACTATTGCTGGTGGTTCTTGGTAAAATACTTTCTTAACTTCAATAGATGATGTAATACCATATGAACTAGACATGATTGTTTTTAAATCATAATCCTGGACACCAGGAATCATATCAAATGAAGCTGTGTATTGAGTAATATTACCTCCTGAACCCGCTTCAACAGCATATGTTTGGGAAAGACGTACTGTACTACCTAAATTAGGGGTAACTACTTGGTTATTGAATGAAGAACCGGTTGAATTTCCTTGCATTGCAAAGAAGTTTTCACGTATTTTCCATTGGTATACTTCATTTCCGTAAACTGTAATGGCTTCCTCAAATGCTGTGTAGAAATTAATGTCTTGCAATTCAATTTCCATTAATGGGTAACCTAATCTACGAGCACACCAATTTGCTACTTTATCAGCTTCTTGTTGAAAAGACGCGTCATAATCATAGAAACCAAATGGGGTACTTCCAGGTACGAATGAACTTGAGCCAGGCCAAATAGGAATGTTTGCCATATTATATTATTGTAAATATTGTTATATCATATAAATATATGACTATTATAGCTTAGTTATAATAACATAACCATGTCCTTGATTAATGTTACTAGAACCAGTAACAAATGATCCAGTATAGAATGTACCTCCACCACCACCAAATGAACTATTAGATGCTCCTGAATTTCCTCCAGCACCACCCCCTGAGTATCCACCTCCACCTCCAGCCCATCCTATAATATTAGGATCACCACTTGCATCACCATCAACAGCTCCACCACCTCCACCAAATCCACCCTCAACACCATTTATATTTGAAGTTGAACCAGTAGTACCACCTAACCAATTTCCAACTCTAGATAATCCTTGACCTCCATTAGCAGCTGAACCTGATGAATTAATACCTGCTCCTGGGGCTCCATATAAAATATTTCTATTACTTCTAAATCCACCACTACCATTAAACCCTCCTGAACCTGAAAATCCACTTCCTATATTTACTGTAGAGCCGGATGTGGTGTTAAATTTACCACTAGCTGTAGCTTGATTTGAAAATAAGTTAACTAAAGCACCAGCAGCACCACCACCACCACCTACAGCTAAATAATATGTTATAGAAGAACTATCATAAACAAATGTACCCCCACCACCTGATCCACCATTAAATGTTGCTGCTCCTGAACCTGTAAATCTATTTCCTCCTCTTTGTCCTACTACAATTAATATTTTTTGATTTTGAGTTAAAGAAATATCTGTAGTTACAGATGCTCCAAATCCACCACTAAAATTTAATGTTGGGCTATTACCTCCAGCTGCACCTGCTGCTACTATTCTATAAGTTGCTGTGGCTGGTACAGTCCATTCTTGAATACCTCGAATGGAAGCTGAAAAATATAATGATGATGTTACCCAAGAAGCGGTGGTAGCATATGAAGCTGTCAATTGTTGGTAAGTAGGACCTTGCCTACCTGTGGCTCCAGCATTAGTGAAAGTAAATGTTGTAAAATCATATAAAGAAGATGTATCTGGGGGTGATACAGGAGAAGGTGTACTTTGAGCAAAAAAACCAAATATAGGATAAATCATATCAAATTCTTCACATTTACTAAATACAAATTACTACTATCTAATGATACAAAAGTTAATATATCTGTTCCAGTTGTAGTTGTAGGAGTATAAGAAGATCCACTTGGTTGTTTAACTGTAGAAGGAAAACTAACTGTAGCAGATCCTGTAGTAGATAGTAGAAGTATACTTGATTGACCTGGTTTAATATTTGAAGGATTAATATGTGTATTTACTCCTGCTACTAACTGTAAAGTAAAGAAATTACCTGAGTTTAAATTTAATGATGCTGTGTTTGATGATATAGTTAAAGTTGTAACATTTCCTTGAGTAGAACCTGTGATAACAACACTTTGATTAAGATTATTAATGAATGAGGATGATATACTGTTATTTGCCCAACTAGAAGTACCTAATAAAGACCCAGTTATACCATTAGTAACATTTAAAGTACCTGTAATAGAGGTATTAATACCTATAGAAACATTTGAATCATTATCTATAATATTTGAATCATATAAATGGTCTCCACCCTGTCCTCTTAATACTCTGTATTGAGTAGGATAAATTACATTTGACAATGATCCAGTGTTACGAGGTCCTGACATGAATCCTCCACCATTATATGTGCTTCCACTAGCATTCTCGTAAACAAAGTGATTTGTTTGAGAATCCCAAACAATAGAAGAAGTAGTATTCGATCCAGAATCATACACTTGAATACCTGAAAAACGAGCTGGTGTACCAGATGAGTTTAAAACAATATATTGATCTCCTATAATTACAGCTGATCCAGAAATATATTCTACATATCCAATAGAAGCAGATACTGCGTTTAATATATTTGTATTTATGTTATTATTAACTAATAAATTTGAGGCTGTTAAATTTAGTCCACTGTTAATATTTGAAGCAAAAGATGATGTTATGCTATTATTTGCCCAACTAGAAGTTCCAAATAATGAACCTGTAAATCCTAAAGTTGATGTTGTAGATCCTGTTATTATTTGATTACCATTAAAGTTATTTGAACCTGTAGTAGCAAATGAACCTGTTGCAAATGAACCTGTACCTGGAGATCCAGCTGCTCCTGCTATTCCTTGAGGGCCGGGCGTTGCTACCTGTATTATATTGAGTGCGGGTTGGATAAGACTAATTTCAATGTTACTGGTTTCATTAACAACTGTTATTTGGTTGTTATTATTTTGTACAGTAACACTATTAGTTGTGTTTACTATTTCAACTTGATTAGGTGTAGCCATTAATATGTTACTTGTTTAGAAATACTTATTCTACCTTCTAATATTCTTGTTCTAATACTTCCTGAGGTTATTTCTAAATCATAATATGCTTGGTCAGTAAATGTTAAAGCGTCTGTAGCTGCCCAACCAGCGTATATTCCTATACTACCTGATGTAGTTGGTTTTGTTTGGGTACTACCGGCAAAACATAAAAATACACTACCACTAGTTTTAGCAGGAGTAAGATCAGCTAAACTAGAGGTAAATGTTAAATAAGTTGTGCCACTACCACTATAACTTGAGCGTATTTGCATAGCTCCAGTATATCCTGTTAGGTCTATAGGATTACCATTAGAATCTTTATATTGAATTTCAAAATCTAAAGTAGCCCCTTGCTCTATTATAAATGAATATTTTCCAGCTGACATGTGTTTTACTATAAATATTGGAAAATACTATTTTCCGTATTCATAATCTAATATTTTACCAACTAGATCTGAGCGGTGGTTTTCTTTTAGTTTAACCCATTTTATTTCATCAATCTTTTTAGACATTTCAATAGCATATGTTAAACCATTCATTTGTCCGTCAGGTGTTTTGATGTCTGTTTGCTCATTATCGCCATTTACAACGATTTTACCGTTTTTACCTAAACGAGTTAATATGGCTAACATTTCGCCTTTAGTTAGGTTTTGAGCTTCTTCAACAATTAATATATCATCAATTGTTTTACCACGTATAAATTGTACTGGCATTGCTTTTACTTTGCCTTGTTCAATTAATTTAGATACTTCATTTTTGTCAACACAGCATTTGTTTAAATTTTCAACTAATGCTTCCATGTATGGATCAAATTTTTCATTTAAAGCACCAGGTAAATAACCTAAACTTTTACCTACTTCAACTGCTGCGCGTGTGTTGTATATACAGTCAATTTGTTTTTTCTTTAAAAAATCTAATGCTGCGTTAGCACATACTAATGATTTTCCTGAACCTGCTCTACCTGTGATTATTACTATTTGATTTTCAATAATTAATCGTTTGGCTTCTTTTTGTTCTTCATTTAATTGTAGGGCGTTGATTGCTTTAATTTCGCTTTTGCGTTCACGATTTGGCTCCTTCATAATAACAATTATTTAATATAAATATAACAAAAAAAGCCGAGCAATGCTCGGCTTTCTTATATTTCTAAGTTAAGTTAGATTAGATATTTTCAATAAAGGTATATTCTGATTCGTCTGATATTTTGTTAATAAGTTGACGAAAATCACTACTGCTTAATTTATTTCCTGGTATTAGGTTAGGGTTTCTTGGGATGATTACGTCATTTACTATTGTATATACATCATCATGTGAAATTTCATTGTTGTTATAGTTATTATCCATATAAAATATAACTTTATCATATAATGTATTTAATAAACTATTATTGTTTTCATTTATAATCCCAGCTAACTGCTGCATTCTTTTGATTTCATTAATTACTGTTTTCATGTATATAAATATTATCAGACTTTACTCTATTATCAGTTATTGTAAGTGGTTGGGTATTAGTGTAGTGGAATGATCCGCCTTTAGCTAACGGATATATATGATCTATTTCCCAATATGAACCATAATTATCCCAATTTATTTCTGGTGTGAACATTGGTTCAAGGTATTCTTTGTATTCTTGTATTGTACAACCTAAATATTCAATACTACTTTGTGATTTACCTTTTTTAAGGTGGTGGTTGATGAGAGCGTTGATTGCGTGGCGGAGACGGAATAGTGGGTCTGTATCCATTTTATACCTATTCCATTCGCGGTAGTAGTCTTTATTTGTATGATAATGTTCGTTTACTAATTTTTTATGGTATTCTTTGTTTTCTTCTCTCCATTTTGATGTACGAGTATTGTGTTCGTCTTTGTGAGTAGAATAATATTGTTTACCTTCTACTTTTTGACAGTCTACACAATAACGATGTAGTCCGTCTTTTTCTCCTTTGCGTTTCCAATATTGATCTAGTGGTTTATCAACACCACATTTTTTACATGTTTTCATACGTGTATAAATATACAAAAGAAAGGCCGGACTACAAAGTCCGGCCATTCTCTTTTTAACCTTACGGTTAGTTATGTTATACTAGATTAAAGAGTATTTAAACCAGCAACATATACCTTCCCATAATAATCTGGACGTATCATCTTCTTAGCGTAACGAGTCATCAAACCTTTACGTGGAGTGAAGGTATTTGGATCGTACAGAAGTGGAGTCATGATCAACGGAACGTATGGAGCGAATACAGCACCACACTCTAGGAACTGAGCACCTTTGTAACCCATTAAGATTACGTTTTCAGTCATGTATGGATTTTTGTATACTTTGTAGCGGCTGTTTAAGCTACCGATTTTCTGGATACCAAAGTTGTATTCCATTTTCTCACCATCACCATCTGATGCGAATCCAGGGATAGATTCTAAGATAGTTGCTACGGTAGGTGAAGTAACTAAGAAGTTAGCGCCACCACGTAGGGTTAACTGATGAATTTTGTTAGATACTTTCTGTAATTTGGTACCTAAAGTTTGGAACCAACCACCTTGAGTGTTATAGAAACCTAAAGCGTTGTTAGTTACACCACTAGCACCTACAGCTTGATTGTTAATTGCTGACCAGTATTCAGTTGTGAAAGCGTTTTCGATTAACATATCTAACAATTCAAGATCAATTTCCATTGAAATGTATTGTGATAAGATACCAGTTAATTCAGCTTCAGCGTCTACTGAATGGTAAGCGTTCAAATCTTGAGCGAATTCAGGTGTCCATTGAGCTTTCAATTTGCGTGTTTTAGCAACGATAGCTTCAGATTTTAACTGAACGTTAATTTCTGGGATAGAAATTGCTGAATTGCTAAGAGCGTTAGGATAACCAGCACCGCTAGCATCTTCGAAATCACCACGTGAAGTAGCTGTAGGTTGTACGTTGTAGAATAATACTACAGTTTGAGTAGGGTTATTAGATACTAATGAACCAGTTACTACGAATGAAGCTGTGTTGTTGGCTACAGTAGTGTAAGTTTGTAAAATATCAGTAGCGGTAATTGAACCTGAAGTGAATACAAACGCGCGTACACCATTTTGGTCAGCAGCAGTAGGTAGAGGAACATTAATTACTTTGTAAGTAGAGAATGAAGATGTGTAATCAGCATCTAAGTTAAATGTAGCCCAGCTAGTTGAACCAGTTGTAGCAGCGATAGAAGCTGAGAATTGGTTAACAGAATAACCGAATCTACCAGCACCATATAATGAAGCTGAAGCGATATCAGTTACGTTTGTAGTTGCGTTAGCACCATACAATGAACCGTTAGTAGCGAATGGTTTTACACCAGTACCATATTTGAAATCAAGATAGAATACAAGACCTGAAGGTAAGTTCATAGGTTGTACACTAACGAATTCTTTTGCAGCGATTTCACCGAATACACGGCGAACTAATGGAAGGGCAACACCGTTCCAGCTCTCACCACTGTAAGTACCAGCACCAGATGCTTGAGTACCAGTTTGAGAAGTTTCTACTACTAATTGTTTTGCTTGATTTTCTAATAACATAGCCATTGTGTTACGGCTGTTATTGTCTTTTAAACCTTCTAATAGGCCTGATTTTGCCCATTTGTCTTGAAGGCGTTTTGCGTCATCTTGAACCGATTTAAATTGGTTTGATGATTCTAATAATTGTTGAATGTTCATTTTGTTTAAAAATTAAATTAAATTGTTACTTAATAATGTTAGCTAGTTTTTGCATACGTGAAATAACGTCATTTGACTCTACGATTTGTTTCTTAGGAGCAATACCTGCTGCTTTTGAAGCAAATCCTAAAGATTCCTTAATAGGTGATTTCTTTTTAACTGCGCTTAAAGTAGTTTCTAATGATTCGTAAACCATTTTAGCTTCTTTAGGTGTAGTTGCTTTGTCGAATGATGCAATCACGTTTAATTTTTGAGATTCAGTTAAGTTTTTAGATTTGAAAATTTTGTTAACGTAAAGCAATTTAGCGTTTAATAAATTCACTTCATTTAATTCTTTACGAAGTGTATTAATTACGTTAATAGCTTCTTTCATTTCTTTTTTCTCTTCTTCTTTCTCTTTTTTCATAACTTTTTTCTTTTTAGCTTCTTCTAGTTCTTCATTTTCATCTAATGATTCTAGTTCAGCTAGTAATTCGTCAAGATTGATTTCTTCTTCGTCAGACATTTCCATTTCTTCACCACCCATTTCATCACCCATGTCCATACTCATTTCTTCTTCACCGGCTTCAGCTCCCATTTCTCCTGTTTCCAATTCTTGGCTAACGATGTCTTTAATTAGATCTTTAAGATCTTCAATAGACATGTCTTTAACTTCCATTTCTTCTTCTTCAGTTTCTTCGGTTTCTTCTTCGCCTTCTTCTTCACCTTCTTCTTCTTTTTCTTCTTCTTTCTTAGCTTCTTCTAAAGTTTCTTCAGCTTCTAGTTCAGCTAAAATAGCAGATAGATCGAATTCTTCTTCAAGATTGAAATCAAGATTAGCATCACTGTTTTCTTCGTGAGATGATGTAAATCCTTCTTCCATTTCTTTTTCGCCTTTTTTCATAGCTTCTTCTTCCATTCCATATTCTTCATCCATGTCCATCTCGTTTAATTTAGCGACTAACATGTTTTGAATACTTGGAGTCAAAGCTTCTTCAAGGGCTTCTTTTGCGTTTAACAACGCTGCTTCGCGAACGGCTTTAGCGTCAACGATAGCCTCTTCAAATAGTTTTTTGTTTGACATTTTTGTCCTCCTTAAATTTGTTTTTGGAAATAAGATTATTAGGAATCTTAATAGAATTTTGTTTAAAATACCGAGCTATAATGCAGAATGATTATGAATAGCTCATTGCGGTCAAATATACATATATGAAAATAGCAAAAAACGCAAAAGAAATGCCTCCTTTTTAGGGGAGGCATTAGCCTAACGATACTATCGATAGGGGGGATATTATTTTATTTTTACATTTTGGTTATCATATCAAAATCACCTTGTGATTTGACTAACATTATATCTTTCATTTCTGCATCTTCTCCTGGTTCAGGAACATATCCTCCTGGGGGTTGGATAGGTTTACTTAATTCTATATTTAATATATCTGTTGGATTGTTATCTGACATTATGTCATAATGTTGGATTTGTGTTATTACTCCTGTTAAACCTTCATAATATTCTATAGGATTTTCAAATCCATATGCATACATTACTTCAGGATTAAATCTTACTTTATCTCCTACTTTAAAATTAGAAGAATATTCTTCTTTAATCAATCCAGCTAATTGCTGCATTCTTTTAATTTCATTTAGTTGTGTTTTCATAGTTACAAATATTATATTTTAACACAAAGCACATACTCCTGTTTGAGTACATATGATTTCTGTAATTAATTCGTTTACTTTACTATAATTTTTATCTGATTGATATTGTTTACCTTCAGATAATGTCATATATGCGTTTGGAGTACTAGGTACTGAAACTAAATCCCAGCATAGTAATTCAAAATCGTCTTGAACTTCAACAGTTTCACCTATTTGGCGTACTGAGCCCATACCTCTTGATGATATACCTAATGGAATATTAGCTTTAATAATTTCTTGAGCGATTTTACCTGATGGAGTATTTAATAGAGTTAATTCTCCCATTACATCATTACCTTCCCACCATATTTTAGTAATTAAGTGAGATACATTACTTAAATTAATGATAGATGATTCAGGGTGATCTAATTCACCTGTTGATGTTCTAGTTTTTAAAGGACCATTTATATATTTGTCTATTTGTTCCTTTAAAACATTAAGAGGATAAACACGACCATTACCGTTTTTAACACCGGCTTCTTGTAATTTACCTCTAACGCGCATCAAACCATCGCCTAGTTTACTGTCTTTTCCTTCAGTAATAGGTTGTAGTTTGGCTACGTGGAACGGTATATGATCTACTAGTAATTGCTTATTCATAATTATATTTCGTCATTTCTATCTAAGTAAAAATCGTCTTGGTCTTTACCATTAGATAATACTAATTTAATATCATTTCCGAAGGGCTCCACAGAAACTACTTCTACTTCTTCACCCATTACAAATTTACCTAAATCAGCTCCTAGTTTAAATTTATTACCTACCGATAATGAGCTTGCTTTAGCTTCATCCATTTGATGACCAGCTACATCTGTCATATTATCACCACCAGGTAAAGTCGAATACTCTAACATATCATCCATACCACTATCGTATCTTTCGTCAGCGTTATATTGGAATATATTATCATCTATTTCTTTAGCAATAGCATCTGAAAAATTATACTTCTTTTGATACATTTTGATCAATTCCAATACATCACTAGAGTCATAACTGTCTCTATTTTCAAGTTCGTCTATAATTTTTTTTGTTAAAGCATTTACATCAGTATTTTGATTTTCTTTTAAAGCTGCTTTTTTCATCTTTTCACCAGTAGCATCCATTTTCTTAACGCCACGAACTGTTTTAGCTACTAATGACATTATTTTGATACCGGTTTCTGGTTTATTGGTTTCTTTATTAGCTTTATTAGCAGATGCTTTATCTTTTTCAATTCCTTTTACGGGTTGCATTCCCATTTTCTTATCAACTACATTGCTCATGTTTTTATCAAGTAATTGCATCTGACGTGCATCTGCATTAGCTGATTTACCACCAATATATTCTAGTTCGTATCCTTCTTTACCAGCCATTAATGAGTCAGTATAATAAAATGGATTCTTTTTTAGATTCTTAATTGCGATTTTTGCGGCTTCTTTTTTGGTTAAATCGTTATTTTTTTCAATTTCATAATCTATACCGATTAAAACTTCTTGACCGTTTAAATTGTCGATTTCAGAAAATTTAGAATATAATTCTTTACCACTGGTGTTAGTAGTATAAGATTCATTCAATGACATTCTTTGCTCTAAGTCATCAATCATTTTCTTAATTTTCTCAGTTGGCGTTTTAGCATATATTTTCTTTAAGAAATTAAGCTCAGATTGGTCTATTTTTTTATCAACACCATATTTTTCTTCTGGGGTTTGTTTAGGTTTGATACTCATACTAGCTGCTTTTCTTTCTGCTTCTGCTTCAGGGTCACCTGCTATTCCGTAGATATCAGCTTCTTTTAATGATTCGTATGGTGGTAAATCAAACTCAGTCCATCCTAACCATGAACCTGCTTTTAAAGCAGCATCGTAATATTTTTCAGCTTTTAATAAATCACCTTCAGAGTATGCTTGTAATCCTTTTTCATAGTATTCTTCAGCTTGTACCATAGATTTCATATCAAAATCACGATCGCCATCAGTTGGATCAGATGAAAAATAAGGATTTTCGTTTTCTTCAGTATACATTCCTGTTTTACCTTTAATAGGATTTAATTCAACAACACCATTAACAGGTTCTGATATTCTATATATAGTATCATCTAATTCTGCTTTTAGTATATTATCAAAAAAAGCTAATTCAGGAAATACTTCTTTACCATTTAAGGTATAAGTATATTGATCATATTTTTCTAATTTTTCTTGATTTTTATCTTTAATATCAGCTTCAGTTAAGATAGCTTTATTTCTTAATATTTTAACAGTATCATCAAATGATGTTGTATTAGTAACTAAATGAGGTAAAGTCATACGAACGTTACGCATAAATTGCGCTTGATTCATTTTACCTTCTTTTAAATCTATAAATTGTTGTTTTACACTTTTCATGCGTATAAATATTATGTTATATGTTAAAATACTGGCTTTTTAATTTGTCTACAGCTTCTACAATATGGTCTAAAGCTTCTTCTAATAAGTAAAGATCGTCATTTAAATTATCTAATTTAGTAACTAGATTATCTAATTTAGACACGTTATCTGGGTATTCAGCGACATCATACATTTCAACTACTTTGTAGTATTTTTGAGCTTTACTATCAAGAAATGATCTAGTTTGTTTTACTTTATCTAACAAAGAATTTATTTCATCTGGAGATTCAATGACGCTTTGTATGCTAATATCATATATTTTTGAACGTAATGTTCTAAATATATTTTCTGCTGTTGATTTTTCTTTTTCAGCAGATAATACAAATTCATCTATCTTTTCTGGTGTATATGATATATCCATTATCGTCCTTGTCCTCTATAGTTTTGTTCTGAGCTATCGTGTTTGTTAGTGCGTTTTTGAGCTTTGCCTTTTTTACGAACGCCAAAGCTTATTTTACGTGATTCTTTAGATGCTGCTTTTGCTTTTGCCATTACTGGTAGATTGATTTAATTTTATTGCTAATTTTATTTGATATTTCACTAATTTCATTTATAGCTTTTAAGCTACGCTTCCAATAGTTTGTACCATCTTCGTTTTCACTTAATTCTTGTTTAATACGAGTAGTATATTCAATTAATTGATCTACTTCAGATAATTTACGTTTTACTTCACGAATACTTTTATGAAGCATTTCTGCTTTAGTTCTATATTTAACTTCGTTTTTAAATTTATTATACGATACTTCGTTTAATAATTCTTCTTTAATAAGATTATTCAACACTTCTTCTAAAGGATAATCAAATGGTTCTTCACCTGTTATTTTACTACTTTTAATATATTCTATTAAAGATTCAATATTATTAAAATAAGTATATCCTTCTTCTCTTCCTAAATTATCTATTTCTAAAACAAAATATGGTTTATCACCAGATGTAGTTTCTCCACATATTAAAGTCATAAATCCAGAACCATCTGCATAATCAACAGGTATTTGTACTCTGGCTAAATTTTTATTTTTACCTGAATAAACTATTTTAGCTTCTTCAAAAATAGGTTTTATTGCTGATAGTATATTATTTGCAGATTCTTGGTATTTAATATTTTGTTCATTCATTGCTGATTTTTTACCTTTCCAAAGTTCTTTATAATCTAACATTTTAGAATTTTTAGGCATACCTTTAACTGTTTTAAATCCCATTTTTTCAGCGTATTTAGTTGCTTTATTTTTCTTTTGTCCTTTAGGAGCAAAAGCATATGGGGTTTGAATAGGACCTGCTCCAACACCAATAGCGCCAGTAGCTGATTCTTCATTCATACCCATTAATTTTTTATACATAGATAAATCAGATAAGCTTTGACCTTCAGGATTCTTAGCTAAGTTATCTATTTGATCAATAGTTACTTCACCTGAATCAAGTGCTTTTTTTAACCAAGTACCATTTATTATGTTATGTTTATATAAAAATGATTTAGCTTTATCATCATTTCTAGTATAAATATTTAACCAATTATATAATGTATCCCAGTTACTAGATTCATTTTCAAGAACATTTTCTAGTTCTTCTTTAATAATCTGTTTTAATAAAGATACTTTCATCATTTAATAGAATTTAACTCGTTAATTAATTGGTGGTACTGGAGTAAAGAGATGATATTTTCGTCCTTTACGTTTTGATTTTTATTAAGAGGCTGTAGTAAATTAATTACTTCAGTTAATTTAATTTGAGTTGTTTTGTCATCAACACTTTTAACTAGTTCTGTTAATTCTTTAGTAATTAAAGCATACTGAGTGTTAACAAATTCTTTTAATGCTGTTGTGTTGGTAATATTGTTGATGTATTCTTTTAATACTGTTTTTTGCTTATTATTCAGAGTAGAATATTTTTTGTTAAATCTTTCTAGCAATACTCTGTAAGCTAGTAAACGAGTACCTTTATCCATCTTAGCATATTCTTCAAGAATACGGTCTTTAACCTGATCTTTATTTACTTCTTTACGTGTGATATGCTCCAGTAATGTTACTTTATTATCTATAATTTGATTAGGTTCAACAAACTCACTTGAGTTTTGAGCCTCTATTAAATTATACACAGCAGCATACTGTGAGTAGTGGTTGATTTTTGCTTTAAAAAATTCTTCTATATTGTAATGCTCGCGAATTTCTTTAATCAAATTATACTTTTCTTTACGTAAAGTAGATTTATTTAAACGCGATGATGCATTTAGAGTACTATTTATGAATATCTCCGCTTTACTTTCAGTAAGTGCTTTAGAGTTTACAAGAACTTGATACAATTTGTATTCTTTAGCTAATTCAGTTTTGTTAAAATATTTCTTAACTAAATCAATAGCTGCTGAGTCTTTGTTAGATATAGTATCGGATGCTATTTGTCTAACAAGTAGTTCAAATAATATGCCCGTGTTTTTAAATTTGTTGTGTTTAATTTTCATAAAAAAGTGTACACTATCTATAAATATGTAATAATTATATGTCCTTAATATTTTCTTCAGATAATAAGTCAGAATCTAAATCAGGATTATATACTATATCTTTTCTTAAATGATTCATAGATTCAAGTAAATGCTTATTCTTATGTAGTTCAGTTAATGCTAATGGAGAACCACCTTTAGGTGTACCACTATCCATATCATTACTAGGTTTATTAGCAGTATATAGAGTATTCATGCCTTTTTTACCTAATCTATCTTTACCTAATGGATCTTTCTGTGTGTTTATAATAGAAGATTTTTCTTTTGGACGACCTATTGGTGCTTTTTCATCATATCCACCAGGTATGTTTTGTTGTGCTTCCATTCCTGTTCTACCACGACCATACAGTGCTGCTAAGTCATGAGGTGTTCCGTATGATTTACCTGATTTAGCTGGGTCATTACCCTCGTTTTCGATTTGGCCTAAACGGAATGTACGTTTTTTATCTTCCATTACTAAATCACGTAATTCATCATATTGATCTTCTGATAGTTTAAATACATTATCATAAATCCAATCAGACGGGATTAAATTAGTATCTAATAAGTCTTTAGCTAATGCAACTTTTTCTTTCCATATAGCTATTTTCTCTTGATCATATATGATTGAAGGAGTAGTTAATGATAATTCAAAATTACCTAATGATTCACCATCGTATCCTTGAACATATAAATGAACTAATGCTATTTTATATAATTCGGATAATACAATACGTTGGATACGTTCTACTGTGCGAGCAAAACGAATATCTTCAGCTGCTAATGTTGCTTTACCTGTTAAATCTTTTTCAAATCCAAAAAACGCTTTAGGTACTTTAAGAGCAGCTAACATTTCATCACGTAAGAAATTTACGTCCTCAATAGCATTATACTCTAATCCTTTAATAGTATCGATTTTAGTATTTGAATTAGTACCACGTTGAGGTATATAGAAATCCTCCATAACATTCATCATGTTATATTTAAGATTATATTCACCTGTGTTTTGGTCAATATAAGGAGTTTTCTTCATTTTTTGCTTTAAACGCTCCATATAACCATCAACCTCATTTGGTGGCATATTTCCAATATCAACGTAAAATACACGTTTTTCTGGGGCGCGAGTAATACGATGTAGTAACATAGCATCTTTCATTAAAATATATTGTTTATATGTTTTACGAGCTGGCTCTATGTATGATCTACCATATGGAAGATAGTTAGCATCTGCTAATAATCTAAAGTGAGCTATTTCGTAGTTTTCAAATTTAATCTTTCCCTCTCTATCGTTTATACGGCTATTAATACCACCAGCAGCAATAACCATTGGATCTATCTTAAAGCATACATAATTAGGATTTTCAGGATCAGTTCCTTCTTCACGAACCATATCATAAACTGATAATGGAGATACATTATATACTCCAAATTTTTCAGCTATGTCTAAGTGTAAATAAAAATCACCATACTTACACATATTTCTAATCCATACCCATAAATTAAATTCAATATTTAAAATATCGTAGAATAAATTATACAATATGCGTTGAATATTTTCGTCTGAACTTCTAATTTGAATTATTTCTCCTGTTTCATTTTTTAATGTAGCTTCATCAGCTACAATATCAAGAGCAGAGGCTATGATTGATTCTGTATCCATTGCTTCATAATCAGTATATAACTGAATACGAAGTGTTTGGTAATTCATTGTAGGATTATAAGGCATATTAGCTCCATATCTATGGAGTTTAGTAAACCTATCAATCAGGGCATTTGTTTTTACGTTACCATATGCTTGAATGCGGTCAACATCTGTTGTTTTTAGTTGTTTTCCGCCTACATTTCTAATGATAACATCAGTACTAAATAGACGTCTTAATTGCCCAAATAGTCCCGTGTTATTTATATTATTTTCTGCCATTTTATATACTTAATATATTAATAAATATGTTAGCCTAATAACCAGCTAATATCTTCTACTCCACCAACACCATTATCTAGTTGGTATGGATTTTGAAATCCCGGTTGCATGTTACTATACATTCCTGGGGTTTTAGTATTGCTTATATTTAAAACAGCTGCTCTAGTTAAATCTAAACCTTGAGCGCTAAATTTTAGACCAGTGTCACGAACAAATAAACCAATACCTAATGCCATTGCCAAATCATCATTATATCCATTTTGCGCTTGTGCTTTACCATTTTGCCAAATAAACACACGTAGCTCTTCTAATAGACGTTTAGAGTGAAAAATAAACGATCTTTCTCTAATGTACGTCTCCATCTTTGAGATGACAAGTGGTCTTGTACGAGTAGAGTTAGTAAAACCAGGAACTGTGTTATCGCTTTCCATTTTGGCCATCCATTTATCTATATTCATTTCACCATATGATCTAGGTGAATAATATAGATTAGGATATCCTCGTTCTATAATTGTATTTACAACGTCCCATCCTATATTAGCGTTTTCTACTACGAGTAAAGCATTGTTGTATTCACCTGCTATAGAAACTAATACATGACCAAATTCACGGGTACTAACCTGAGATTTGTATTCGGCTACTTGCTCACAATTTTCTAAATCAATAACATGGAATGTAGAATAGTCAGTTCCATCACCACGAGCAACGTCAGCACATACTATATAGTTTTTAGAGTAATTTGGATATTGCCATATCCATAAATCACCCCCCATTAATCGTCTTTCTATAGGATCTTGAATATATGTTTGCTCGTAAAATCCTAAAATTTCTGATTCTATTACAGTATTACCTGATCCTAAAAAGTCACAATCATATTCTTGAGCAAATTCACGAGGCGACATATTAGATCGTTCTCTTTGTTCCCATTCAGGGTCTACAGGGGCAACACGATCAGGGTGTAAATTCCATGGTAATTTAATTGCTTTAAAGTCGTTGTCACCAACTTCTGCTTCAGTATACATTCTATGAAACCAGTTACCTACACCATTAGGTGAAGATAAAGCTATAATACCACCACCAGTAGCAATTGTAGGTTTAATACTCGTGTATATTTTATCAATACCCTCGATAAACGCAGCCTCATCCACTATTAGTAAAGATACTGCGTATGATCGACCAGCATCGGATGCTGCTGATGTAGCTACGATTTGAGAGTTATTAGCTAATTTAAGTGATAATTTGTTATCGGAAATAGGTTTTTGATTACCTCTTAACCAACTAGGAAGATTGTTATACATAAACTGTACTTTTTCAACCATGCCTTTAGCGGTTTCTTGTTTAGTAGCGATACATAGTACTGTTTTATCTTTATGGAATAACATAGTCCATAATGAATATCCAGCTACTAGAGTTGATATACCTAACTGGCGAGATTTATTGATGATAGTAAATCTATTATCTCGAATATCTTGTAATGTATCGGCCTGAAATGGATATAGGTGAAATAGTACTCGTCCTTTTACAGGATGGGTTATATAACAATATTTACGAAAAAAATGGATTGGATCAGTAGCACATTTAATGTATTCTTGCTTTATGATCTCCTTAATTTGTTGTTGATTACTCATATACTACACAATGTGTTGTATATAAATATATAAGATTTATTATCTCAAATAAGATATTTATTTTACTACAAGTATTACAGTTAAAATAGCAGCAACAGCAGTTACGGCCTTAGTACTTAATTTTAAAAGCTTATTTTGAGTATTTACTTTAGTATACTCTTTATTTAAAGTATTATACTTTACATCTTGTAAAGATATGATATTTTGTTGTGCTGTATCTTTTATTTGGAACGAGTGTATAGTACTGTCTTTAATGACTATCTGTTGACCTAATACAGTGTTAATACTATCAGCATATGATAAATCTTGTCTATCACCATCACAATATAATAGATCACGAGCAGCACCTACTGCTGATTCCTTAGGTAAAGAAAATGCTGTTTTATCTTCAGTTGGGTATCTGTCTACAAAAAATTTATGTAATGTATCTGAATTAGATAAATTAGGGTTATTTGCTTTTTTATTAGCTTCAGCTCTAGCTTTATTTCTTTCTTGGGCTAAATAAACTACTTGTTTTGCTAAAGCTGAGTCCTTTTTAGCTAAACCAGCAATAATTAAATTTTGTTCGTCTACAATTATTTTTTCAGAATCAATTACTTTATTCAAGCTATCTATTGTTTGTTGAAATTTAGCGTCCGACGGACCATTACAAACAGAATAAGTAGTAAGTAAAATACCTACTACTATTCCTATTAATAACCATATTAATTTATTTGTCATTTTATTATATTTGCTAACTTTTGGAACCGTTCCATTATTTCATCTTCAGATGGAGCGTTTTTTTCTTGTTCTACTTTATTTCTAACGTATTCGTTTGAATCAATTATACTTTGAACACGTTGTTCAAGAGATGCTTTTAATTTAGTTAAACGTTCTACTTCGCTTGAACCTAATGATAAATCATCTCTACTTTTACCCATTTTTTTAGCTTGTGTTAATGCACTTTTAGTTCTAGCTAAACGTTCTTTAAATTTAGAATAATCCATCCAAGCATTATAATCTTCATCTGATAATCCTCCTACTGATGGTCTGTCCATTGGTAGTTCTGGCATTTCTGGCTCTTCCTCTTCTTCAGGTTGAGGCATACCAGATGGGAAAAATTCACCTGTTCTTCCACCTATGAAAAAATCTTCCATACTGGGTGGTCCTGAGACTGTTTCAGGTTCACTAACTACTGTAGTCTCTCCCGTTTCATCATCCACTACTACTTCACCCATTTTAGCTATAACACCGGCATCTTTCAAACCATTCATTAACGCATTTGCTATTTGTGGACGAATAAAGTTAAATTGATCTTGGATATCTTTCTTTTCTACACCTGGATTCTCTTTAATGTAATTAATAACATCAGCTACTGACACACCACTAATCATTTTAGTAGCATATGGTGTGGTATCAAATTCAGGATCAACAATTTGGTATCCTTTAGCTTTACGAGCCATTTCCGTTACTTTTTTATATTTTTGTTGAAAAGCAGAAGATTTTTCTGTATTATCATCAGGATCAATTACTGACGATAAACCTTTAGTGGCATCTGTTGGATTTTTTAATGTATATAATCCTACTTCTGATATTACTTCTTTAACTACGGCACGAATTTGTTTCGGGGTCATGATGTTTGCGTTTATTTCTGTATACATAAATATTAGTTTATTTGGGAAAGTATTGAATTGATGCGTTCTTCTGTAGAACCTTTAATTTCTATTAATTTTTTAGGTGGATATTGTTGTAGTAAACCTTTTATAACAAAATCAATTTTTTGACGATATTCTGCATCCGTTATGCGCACACCGTTGTCTTCAATATCAACGCCTTCAGGTGATACATAAATTATAACGTCATAATCACCTCTAATTATTAAAAATGATTCAATTAATTTTATTTTATCTTCCCAACTAATTGACTTAGCACTCATAGTAAATGCACACACATCATATATTGTTCTGTCTGTCAATAAATCATCATGCATTAATTCTAAACTGCGTTCTGCCGCAAACACAAATTGTCCTTTAGTTGTTGAGTCGTCATTTAATAAGATTCCTTGATCACGTAAATATTTACTACGTTCTGTAGCTACATGATAATCTTTAAATTGTTCTAATTTGGCTAGCTCTTTAACTAAAGTGCTTTTGCCTACTGATACTGTTCCTGCTAATCCTATTCGTGCCATATTTTTTTATATTTTAAATTTCCAAATAAATCCTCCTGCTGTTTTTTGTTTACCTTTACAGCAAGCCTGTATATCTCCTTTTCCTATATATTTTTTAGCTTCAACAATTGAAGGCCATTCTTGAATAAAATCACCTTCTAAATTATATTGGTTAATTGGTTTACTATTAGCTAATCTTACTCCTTTTATTATATTGTCTTTTTTTAATTTTATGTTATTTTTATGACTTTCAGATTTAAATTTTCCTATAGCTGATTTTCTCATTTTTTCTTTTGTTATCTCAGATGGAAACTTTCCTATCATTGATATTCTTTTTTTATTTTTAGTTTCATTAGAAACTATTTTTCCTTTATTAGATTTACTAATTTTATTTTTAGTTTCTTCTGATCGAGGTCCTGTTCCTCTGTCGTATAATTCACAAAACAATACTTGTTTCCAATCTCCATTTACTTGATCTAAATAATATTGTTTCCAATATATTTCTCTTTCATTTAATTGTTCTAAATTGCATTCTTCAATTATTTCAAATATGTGTTGTTCCCAACCATATTTTTGATATGAATTATATAGTTTAGAACCTATATGAGATTTACTTTTATGTTTATGTTGGTATTTTCTATTTTGTATATTAATAGATTGTCCTACATAAATTTTACCTTTAGGATTTGTTATTTTATATATTCCTGTCATATGATAATAAATATATAGGAATACCTATTTCCCGTTAGAAGGAGAAGTAAGTCCCAAAGCTCTAGCTCTCTGGTAGGAAACATATTTACCATTTGCTGGGTTTAAATATTTTTTATCTGTTTTATTGTCTTTAGTATTTTCTACAGTTCCTAAATACTCTTTAGGATAAGACGTAGTTGTTTCAATAGGTCCACTAGTGGATTTATTTAAATCATATTTCCAAACACAAGTAGTACCATCATCATTAATAAACGTTCTTGTAAATTGTTTCATGTTATAAAGATAAAAAAAGGGTCTTGACGACCCTAATTTTTAAACTCTTGCTCCTGTATTTTTACCTATAGCGGTTTTAAACCATGGTAATCCATTAGTATCACGTTTACGGTCTATCCAATCCTCTTTTGAATATTGAATACCGTAGATATAATATTCTGCTAATTTCATGTTACCTTGAGGGATTAAGGCTGGGCCATCCCAGTTATGGAGCTTATTTACTCCTGTTGTGTCACTATAATGTAATATAGTACCGTCTTTCGTTCTAAAAGTTCTTGTCATATTTTTACTTTCTTTTTTCGAAAGTTAATATTTCTTTTTCACTAATCCAAGCCTGAAAGTTCGGTATCATCTTTCTTCAGATCTACCTCAATTTCTTTCATCGTGTCTGCTGCCCATTTCTTTTGAGCTGGGGTTAATTTATTATTAATGATGTTTTCTATAAATAGAAGGAAATTTTTATCGTCTAATTTATATACTTCAGCAAAGAATAATTCACGAACACGAGCATCTTCTATATTACTTTGGTTATATAAGTTTGATAAAGCATCATAAATAAATTTACCATATTGAAAATCACGAGGTTCGTTTGATACTTTATCTACTTTACCAACAATAGCTTTATTTTGTTCTTTATCAGTTCCAAATCCTTCTGTTCCTACTATTTCATATAATCCTTTTACTATCTCATGAAATAACATAGGAAAACATATAGCTCTTGCTTTAATAACAAATCTATCTTCTTCTTCATCATACACCATTTCAGATGATCCACCACTAATATTTTGTTTTTGACCAAGAGCCGCTAACATCATAGCGATAGCATTCTCATCATCATATATACCAAAAACTAGTTTCATTATTTCGTTGTATTTTTCAACTAATTCCGGACTTAAATCATCTAAATGTTCTCTAAATAATAAGAAACCAAAAGTTCCACGTACTGATGCGCCTTGAGTGATACCGTTGATTATACGGCGTTTTTTCTCCATAGCTTCGGTATCAGTTGATGGTATTTCGTCTATAGATATTTCATCTTCATCTTCATTTTGTTGAACTTGACCCATACTTACTATTTTAGCATCTATTTTTACATTAGCATAATCTAAAATAGGGTAAGCTTCTCTAGCCATAATTTCAGCTATCATTGCTAATTCAATACGGTAATCAGATTCAGCCTCAATAATTTGACTTAGTAATTCCTGAGAACGCATCATTGTTTGCATTAGATTTTTGTTACCTAACATAGCACGCAATGATTCACCTGACTTACCTTTTAAGGCAGCCATTGTTTCAGGGCTGAATATATCTTCGTATTCTACTTCTAATAAACGTTTCATTATTTTGTTTTTTTAGCTTTCATAAAACGAGCAGTAATCTTATCAATCATTTCCTCTTCCTTTAAATTTTTAGGAGCAGGTTTTACATCAGGATTACCAATTCTTCTACGTTTAGGTTCGTCTGGAGTCACTTTAGGTCTAGGTAAAACTGCTGGTTCACTTGGTGTAGTAGCTGGTTTAGGTTGATTTTCGTTTAGTTCTTTACGAATTATTTCACGAATAGCTTCGCGTAGTTGTTTAATTTTCATATTTTCTTTTAATTTAGTTCTAGGTAATTTCATTCCTGCTACCGCAAAATTTGATGGAATTAGGTTTAGGCGTTGCTCTAATGCATTATCAGGAGCAATGGCGCGTTTTTCAACCCATAACCATTTAAGATATTGTGGATCAATTATCATTATATCAGATACTAATCGGTTTTTATATTTACCAAATGGTATTTTAGATGATAATGTTAAAGTAACAGGGATCATGCCAATAAATATTCAGCAACATATATTCCATGCGCTCCTGATACTGTGATACCACGAGCTGATAAAGCATCACCAACAAAATGCACATTTGGATATTCAGTTAATGCTAAACTATTATAATCAACTAATGGTTCAGGACTTAAATATTTTACCTCGGGTATATACATGCCCCAGTCATCACCAAAGTTAAATACTTCATTCATTTGTTCAATAAAGTTAGTTATATAAAATGCATACTTACCTAATACTTTATCAAAATCTTCTAAATCATCAGTTTGATATGCTGATACAACTGCGCCTTCTGATGTTATACCTGGCGTACGAGTTTTATTTGGTGAATAATATAATCCTTTACCATCAACTTGTAACTGTCCTACTACATGACGTGACCACTCAAACGGATTTTCAATACCTTTAATTTCCATTAATATACCAAAATTAGTCATATCATTGCGATACTCTTCACCTTTTTTCGCATGACCATTGTAAGTAATATCACCATAAGTTTCTTCAACAGCCACATAGGCAGCGTTATTGTTAGTACAAAAACTACGCAAAGATACGTTATCAAATTTTTGATATAGTTTAAAATCATAAGAGACATCAATTAATTTTTGGAAATATTTTTGTGGTGCTTCAAAACGAACACCTATTTGAACTGATTTGGGTTCAGTTGGTAATTTATAATCATTTGATAGCTGTTGAGCAAAGTCAATACCTGATTTACCTACAGCAAATATGAGAGTATCATATTCGATCTCAGTGTTAATATAAGGTCTAAAATTAGCCAATCCGCTTTCTTTTCCTAATTTATCAAATCTATCTACTATTGTATTATCGACAAATAATACTATTTGTTTATCAAAATCAATAGATGTAACTTCACAATTCCAACAAAATTTAACACCTTTATCTAACAAATATTGATACCATGCTTTAGCAATCTCGTGCAAGAAATTGGATCCTATGTGCCATACAGGAAACATTCTTAAACCAAAATATGGTTTAATAAATTCAGGTTCTTCCTGAGGATCAGACATGAATATTTCTTCTGGTTTAGGATGGAAACGAGTAAAATTATCTACTACTTGTTTCATTAATTCCATTGCTTTGTCCTCACCACAATATTTTGATAATTGACCTCCAATTGCTGTGTGATAAGTAAGTTTACCATCTGACCACCCACCTGCTCCTAACATACCTGTCATTACCTCTTCAGGTAAACGATTATGTGGGTCGTTGCCTTTATCTATGATAGTGATTAATTCACCTGGGTATCCATTGTCTACTAATTTGGTAGCGGCATTTATACCTGCAACACCAGCACCTACGATTACTATTTTTTTATTCATACTTTATAAATTTAATATCTTTATTTTGACTTTCAAACTAAGGTGGCCCACCTTTTAGGGGTGGGCCACAGCTCCATAATTTTATCTCTTACGAGCGACCGGCTATGAATCGGTCTATAAATTATTTATTTTTATATCATCTTTATATTAGCTACAAATTCTTTTACGTAATTATCTATTTTATTTTTCTGTTTTTCGGCTTCTTCTTTAGTAAATAATGTTACTTTAATATCCCCCATAGGATGATTAAATAAATCATTTTTAGTTTTATATTGAGCCGGGATACTACTCCCGTCTTTGTATGTACCTATAAAATATCGTCTAACTTTATCTCCATATATTTTATCAACGTTTATATCGTTAATATTTACTTCTAAGTCTTTTAACTTATTTATAGTTTTTTCTACTTGTTGATATTTTTTAAGATCCTCTACAGGAATTAACTCAATGTAGTATTTTTTATTACTATCTATTTCTTGGATTATGTTTACTAACTTAATCATTATTGTACATTATATTCGTTATTACCAATTTTTAGTTTAGTAATAGTATTAACGTTTATCATTCTGTATCCACCTGTTTTTACATCATATACAGGAATTAATCCTTTTTCATCTGGATTGTAAGGTAATTCGCCACCTTTTAAATAAACTTTAACACCTAAACGAGCATTCATTACGCGAGTAGTACCATCTTTTTTAATAAAAGTTACAGTAAAAAACTTACCTTTAGTATCTTTAATTAATTGTTTAGCTTGTTCTTTAGTAATAGACCCAGCTGGGGTTTCAGGAGTTTCAGCTTCTGATGGTGCTTCTTCTGGTGAAGGAACATTAGCTGGTTCTTGTCCCGGTCCTGGGGTAATAGGAGGTAAATCTTCTTGTTCTTTAAGATATTGAGATATAGTTTCTCTGATTAATTGGCGTAATACTTTGCTGTTCATTTTTATTGTTTTTTACAAAGATAATAAAGGTACCTTGCCAATAAATATTATAAAGCTATATTCTCAGCTGTTTTTTCAGATACAGTGTGATATCTACCGCATTTTTTACATTGCATTTGTACACGAATTGTTCCTAATGCTGACATTCTACGTTTAGAGAATGTCCATTTATTTGAACCGCATGTAGGGCAATCTGTTTTGTCTTCACTAACGCTACTTTTTTCAGGAAAATGTGGTGCTAATTTATTGTATACTTTTTCTAACAATTCAACATCACCTTTACAATATTCTACCATTTTTTCCATGGCTTCTTTATCTTTATTTAAGACAATGTCTTTCCATAAATTAAAACCAGTGCTGATTTTAGCACCTAAACCTAAAAACTGAGCAATGTAATCTAATTTATTGCTATTAAATTTAAATTTAGATCTGGCGTATTTTAACGTATCTATTGTAGTATATGACGGAAATAAAGAGATGCCATGATATAGGCATCTAGTTCTAACCCACGGTAAATCGTATTTATCACCGTTATGTCCTACTAATTCATCAGCTTCATTAGCTATTTTAATGAATTTTTCTAGTAGACTTTTATCGTTTTGTTTAGCATCCCAAGTTAAAGAGTGTACTTCTTTTTCGTCAGCCCATTTGTAACAAATACAAATGATAGCTCTTTCTTTTATAATATTGTCGTGACCTATATTTAATCTATAACCTGCGGTCCAAAACAAACCAATGTTTGGGCTTGTTTCAATATCAAAAAAGAGTCTTTTTACTTTACTCATATGATTTTTTTTAAAATATAAAACTTATTTTTTGCCTATCCAAATTTTAGGCAGCAGGAGTTTCCTCAGGTGCTGGCGTTTCTTCAGGGGTAGGTACTTCTGAAGGTGGGGCTTCAGGTGTTGGAGGAATACTTCCTGCTTCTAAATCAGCTTTAATATCAGTATTACGTTGTGATGCTAATTCTTCTGCTGACTCTTTAGGAGCATAATTTAGTTCAAGTAAATCTGCTATTGCTTGTGATGCTCTTTCAGATTCTCCTATGTTAATTGGATTATATTTTTTTCCAGATACTTTTACAACAAAAT